GGGCGAAACATACTGGTCCATCAACGAGAAGAACCTTCTCGTTCAAGCGAACACAATCACCTTCTCCAACGGTGGCGGAAAGCCCCCGTACAGGATTAGGAACCGATACAACTTCATTCGCCCCCTCGTTGACGGCAAAGTCTCCGCGTCAACGCAGAAAATCCCGTCATATGACGTGTCCGCGTCGACCACGGACCCGCAGGACATTGGTGCCGCGAACACCGCCCGGAAGGTTCTGCTCTACGGGTACGACAAGTGGCGGCTGAAGGAAGTCGCCCGCAAGGCTGTCAAGAGTGCTGTCGTCACCGGGGATGCGTTCGCCTGGCCGTACTTCGACACTTCCGTTGGCCCGTTCGTGGAGATGGAAGACGGCTCATATGTCGGTACCGGCGAGGTCAAGGTGGTCATCCTCAACGGGAATCAGGTGTACTGGGAGCCTGGGGTCAGCTTCGAGAACAGCGCATGGTTCGCTGTCGAGCAGGCACTCCCCCTTGATGACGTTCAGGAATGGCCTGACCTCGCAGTCGATCCGGACAGCTTGTTCCCGGATGGCTCGAGCGCGGAGTCACTGAAGGCTGACAAGTCCGACAGCGACAACCTTATTCGTGTCACCCGGTACTTCGAGCGTCCTTGCCCGAAGTACATCGAGGGCCGGTACCTCGACATTGCCAATAACCGGACGATCACGACGGAGAAGAAGTATCCGTTGCAGGACCGGGAAGGGAACGTCATTGACGAACCCCTCCTTCACCGCCTGAAGTACACCACCGACCCTGACTCGGATCATGACCTTGGGCTTGTTTGGCAGCTGATCGATCTCGCAAGGACCGCTCAGGATTGCTACAACAAAATGTTGGAGTGGAAGAACCGGACGCTGAATCCGCAGATGATGGCGCCCGAGAATTCCATGCAGGAGCGCCGCAACGACATTCCCGGCTACGTCTACCACTACAAGCCGATCGGGAACATGAAGCCCGAGTGGGAGCCGGCACAAGGACAGTTCGTTCAGCCGTTGCAGGCGATCCTTGAGCAGGTGAAGGCCGACATGCAGTACATCGCGGCTGACCAGGACATCGCCGGGATCCTTGCACCGAACGTCTCCACCTCCAGCATTCAGGCCACCATCGAGCAGTCCGCGAACCGCTGGCAGGCGTTCCTCGCTGACCTCGCCGACTGGCACTCCCGCCTCGCCCGTCACTGCCTCCTCCTCGTCAGCAAGCATTACGACGAACCCCGCTTGATTCAGGTTCGTGGTGAGCGTGGGGTCGACAACATTCAGGATTTCCTTGGCAGCCAGATTCTGGATCAGGTGAACGTCACCGTTCTCCCCGGGTCGCTCGAGTCGCACTCCCGCCAGCAGGTGTTGCAGGAGGTCATGGGGTACGTGGATAGGCAGATGATCTCCCCCCGTCAGGCGCTGCTTGCGATGCAGGCCCGCAGTGTCGATGTCCTCACGTACAGCTGGGAGCTCGACGTTCGCCGGGCGAACACGATCATTCAGCGGATCCTTGACGGCACCGCAATGGAAATGCCCGACCGGGAGACCGTGGACCCGGCGACGGGGAACCCGATCATGGTTCCGTCGTGGATGCCCACCGCGTCCGACAACGCTGACGTGTGGGAACAGATCTTCTCCGACTGGATGAAGACCGAGGAGTACGAGCAACTGGATCCCGGCCACCAGGAGATCGGGAACCTCATTTACTCGGCGATCGTCAGGCAGCGCATCGCAAAGGCGCAGCTTGAGGCCCAGATGCAGATGGCGATGGCTCAGAACCAGGGAATGGTCAACGCCTCCAAGCCACAGTCGGCGGGCGTTCCGTCCAGCCCGGGCTCCGTAAATACACCCGCTCCCAGTTAGGGACTCATGCGTCGGCTCATTCTCGCCGCAGCCACGATGGCTTGCGTGCTCTTTCCCGCCACGGCCGGCGCAGACACTCTTCCCGCTTGCAGCACTGTTCGCACCACCGCATCGAGCGCGGCCAGCGCGGTCACATCCGCCGCTTCCGGGGATGTCGTCTGCCTCGCGGACGGTACGTACACGAAGATCACACTGAACGCCACCAAGGCGGCCCCAGGGGTCACTGTCCGGGCGGAGCATCCAGGTCTTGCAACCGTCTCAGGTTTCTCCCTCAACGGCGCCTATCTGACTGTCGCACAGTTCCGGCTCACGGGCACCGTCAGCCTTGTCCCGGGTGCGGCGGGGATGACGATCGACCACAACTTCTTCGACCTGAACGCCTACACGGGCCACGGCATTGATGCCTGCCCCTCGAGCTCAACGATGTGCAGCGACACATCGATCACGGGCAACCGTTTCGTCGGGCGGTCCGAAGAGGACGTGATCCGCGCCAACCGCTACCACGACGGCCCGGACGCGGACCCCTACGGGCTGCTGATCGAGGGCAACGAGTTCACCGGCAACACGGAACGCGGCGATCACAACGACACCTTCCAGTCGGTCTGGGTGGGTGACGGGCTGTACTTTCGCAAGAACTACCTGCATGACTTCGGCGGGCAGGGCTTCTTCGTCAAGGACCAGGCGTCGGCGGTCACGCCGCTGGTGGCCGAGGACAACCTGATCGTCAATCAGAACCTCCCGTGCGAGGCGCCGGCGACCTGCAACTTCCAGCTCTCGCCCTTCCAGGTGTTCGGTCCCGTGTCGAACGTGAGCATGCGGCACAACACTGTTGGGTGGGATGACGCAGGCAAGCCGGACGGTGGCTTCGGGGTTCTGACCGGCTCGTACTCGAACGCGACGTTCTCCGACAACGTGTTCAACCTTCTTGGGGTCACCACGTCCGGGGGTTCCGGCACGAACGTCACCGGCACCAACAACACCCGCTGTAGCGGAAACGGATGGCCCGCTCCGGCTGGTACGGCAACGGACTGTGCCCCAGCGTTCCTTGATCCGGCGCACGGGGACTACCGCCTCGCGAACGGACGTGGAGTGACGTGGAAGCTCGCCGACCAGCAGTACGGGCCAAGCGGTGACGTTGGACCACCGCCCCCTCCCCCACCTCCCCCGCCGCCACCCCCACCGACGGGCTGCGACACGGTGTGCGAGCAGAACTACAAGGATCAGATCGCCGGCCTTACGCAGCAGCTTGCTGACATGACTACCAGCCGCGACAACGTTCAAACCCTCGCCGACGCCTACAAGGCTCGTGCGCTCGCGGCAGAAGACAAGCTGGGTCAGATCCACACCCTCTCCGCGCCCTAGCGAACCCACTCTGCATAGCCGAACTGAAGCGTGATACGGGCGCTGCGACATAGCAGCGTGAGTCGGCGCTTATGGGGCGGCCCGGAGTCGAATTGGCGCATGCGAGGAATGTAGTCGTATTCGATGTGCATTGGACCGACGTTCCACGTCCGAGGGTGTCGCGCGTAGTCTCGCTGTTGGCTTGTAGACATTTCTACATGATGCCTGACGCACAAGGAAACTTCAAGGGAATCTCCATTCCCGCACACCTCTGGGACAAGGTATTTGGTCCCAACTGCCCACCCCCGCAGAACGCTGGGACGGCAACCGCAGCACCATCAAGCGCCACCCCTCGCTGAGGACGCGCAGAAAGGACGTAAATGTCCGAGCAAGCAGAGTCTCCTGAACTGGAGACCGAAGAGCCCACCCCGGAAGACGCGGGCGGCATTGACTGGCGCAAACGGTATGAGGATCTACGTCCTCAGTATGACCGGGTGCAGAACGAATACAGTCAATATCAGGACCCCGAGTACCGTAAGCAGCTTTTCGCCCAGTTGGCGGAAGAGAATGGTTACACGCTCGCGGGCGATGATGAGGTCTATGAAGACCCGACGGAGCAGCTACGTGCTGAACTGAGAGCAGAGTTTCAGCAGGAGCTCAGCAAGCGTGACCAGGCCCGAGCGGACGCAGAGGCCGCCGCGATCGCTGAGCACTACGCCGAAACGAAGCTCGACGCATTGAACGTGAACGATCAGCAGATCCGATCTTGGATCGAGCTGAAGGCACTGACAATGCCAGGCATTCAGGACGAGAACGGTCACGTCGTCCCAGACGTGGAAGCGGCATACGAAGAGTACAAGGGACTCATCAACGCCGAGAAGAAGCGCTGGGGCAACACGAAGACCGGTGCGATCGCTGCCACCGAGGGAGAAGCAAACACAGGCGTTCCCGCCTGGAAGAACGAGAAGGATCCCGACAAGCGGAAGATCATGCGCGACGAATGGGCGCATGAACAGGTCCGCTTGCGTATGGGTGACTAATCGTCCAGGTGGGGATCTCACTCCCTATCTAAGGACACAAGTTGGCACAGACAGTTGCCAACCTGAGTTCCGTGGAGAAGGATGTCTGGACCTCTGAAGAGCTTGCGAAGTCGTTTTACGACCACAACAAGTTTCTCGCGCGTATGCGCCAGGTGCAGGGGACGGTCATCGGACTTCAGGCTCAGGTTCCGATTCAGAAGTACCGTGGTGCCGGCGGCTACACGTCGACGGACGCTGCGGGTGGCACGCTGAACCCTGCTGGTAACCAGCAGACGGCGCAGGCCACGTACACGATGGTGTACCACTGGTTCCAGACCGCCATTGAAGCTGGCGCGATCAACCAGACCGCCTCGGCCAGCCAGGCTGTGATCTCAGCCAAGCTGCTCGAGATGGAAGGTGCCATCTCCGACGTGAGCGCTCATTGCTCCCGTCAGCTCGCAACGAACGGCGATGGTTTCATTGCTCAGTGCGCTGCCGGTGGTGCTTCCACCACTGTGCAGCTTCAGCCGGCGTCCGTTTCGGGCATGTCCGGCACCTCGGGCTATGACGCTATCGCGCGTGGTTGGCTGTACCCCGGGCAGCTGGTCGATATCGGCACCACCGCCGATACCGATGTGCTGGTCACCGGTACGACCATCACGGACGTTGTGGAGTCCGAGACCGCGCCGACGATCACTATCGGTTCGTCCATCACGACCACCACGTCGCATTTCGTGTCGGTTGCGAACCCGAACTCGGCTACGGCGTCAAACCCGGAGCTCAACGGGCTCAGGAACATGATCGGCAGCGGCACCCTTGGCGGCATCAACCCCGCCTCGGCCGGTAACAACTACTGGCAGCCGTCCGCTCTCGACACGTCCACCACCGTGTTCTCGCTCGACCTGGCCCTTCAGCTGAGCCGTAAGGCTTACACGAAGACCGGCGAGTATTCGAGCACGATTCTGACCTCCCCGAAGCAGGCGATGAACCTGTATTCGCTGCTTCAGAACCAGGTCAGGTTCGGTGGGGATGCGAACCTCCAGGCCGGCGATTTCGTGAACGTCGGTTGGAACGGTATGGAGCTCCTCTGTCTGCCTGAGATTGCGGACAAGGATTGGTTCCAGACCAACTTCAAGGATTTCGTCCGCATTGTGGGCGACATCACGGAGCCTACCTGGGTTTCGGACCTTGAGGGGGCGAACCAGGCGTACGCGTCTTGGTCGCCGAACTCGACCTCGTTCAACGACGCGGTTCTGTTCCCGTTCCAGGTCGGCATGCAGCGCCGTAACGGCTCCGCTGCCGCCACGAACCTCGTGGCGTAGTTCCTACGCCTACGAATTGTGAGCTTCGCTCACATTCTCGTCGCCTAGCCGCGACATCAAGGGCTGGCGCTCCCCCGGTCTCCGGGCCGGGGGAGAAGTCCAGTAACAACTCGTAAGGAGAGTTATGGCTACGGCTGTATACACGCTCACGCAGGTGGGCAAGACGAACATCATCGGGAACAGGAAGCAGAAGTTCTTCGACCTGACTTCCGACACCGGCACCTACGCGACCGGTGGCAAGGTCTTCACCGCCGCGAACTTCGGCCTGAAGAAGATCGACATCGTGAAGGTCGGGTCCGCTGTCACCGGCGGCACCGCGGGCGCAACGATCAACTGGCTTGGCGCCACGTACAACGCGGCGAACACGCAGGTCACCCTTCAGATCTACGAGAGTGCCGCAACCGGTCTGCCGGGGCTTGAGAAGACCGGTGGCGACACTGAGGCGAACGTCGCGAACTTCACTGTCCGTCTCGAGGTGATTGGTTACTAATGGCAACTCTTACTCTCACCGGTAACGCTGACCAGATCCGCCTTGCGCTGGAGCACACGGTTGGCACCCTCACCCAGACCGGACGTTCCCAGACCATCATCTTCGATGACACCCCTTCGACGGGGTTTGTCGTGAAGGTGACGGGGGCTGACGGAACCGTGAGGCAGTTCTAAGCCATGGCGACGCTCGTACTCACGGGCAACGCTGGTGCTCTCCTCCGTCTGTCGAAGACCATTAGTGGTGTTTGCGGTTCAGCGGCGGAGAACAAGAACGTCACGTTTACCCTAGACGACTCTGACTTCAGCGTCACGTACACGGACGGTGTGTACGGGTCGCAGAAGCAAAAGCACAAGTAAGGATCTATATGGCTACTCAGGCCGCAACGTTCACTACCGCGCAGGCACAGGCACTGCGTCAGAACCTGCCGGACTTTCTGGCGAGGCTCAATGTCGGCAACCCCGACAATCAGGTTCCTGCCGTCACGATCACTACGGACACGGCCGGTTCGATTACCTTTGCCCTTGCGGCGCATGAGGGTAATGCCGCCTACTCCAAGGTCATCACCGCGTCGGTCGCGTAGGTGGCTCCACGGAAATACGGTCCCGGGAAGTGGTTCGGTGAGCACACGTTCGCGCAACCATCGAAGTTCCCTGGTGATCCGAAGGTAAAGCAGGGTCCGCCGATCAAGCTGGCGGCAACTCCGAAGAAGCGGCTGAAGAAGAAGTCCGCGATCCCGAAGGGGAAGATCTAAGTGGCTCTTTGGGTTCCCCCGAAGGTTCATCGTGAGCTGCGGGAAGAGACGCTGGCGTTCAACGCGGCGACTCTCGGCATGTTCTATTTCGACGGGTCGGTCTGTGATGACTGGAACCCGGAACTGAAGAAGCTGGACCCGCTCCTGCGTCTTGGTAAGGCCAGGGATCATGCCCATGCGGTCGGCGTGATTCCTGGCTTTTATCATTTGGTGAGACTCCCGTCCGATCGTGGCGGTCCGCTGTGGACGCAGCCGTTGTACGACACGGCGTATCACGCCCAGACCGGCAACTACAAGTATGTGGAGCCGTCCGGGGAGATGCTGCGGATTCTGCGTGAGCGAGACATGCAGAACATGCAGGTCATCCGAGCTCGCAACCGGGCGATCGAGGAGAAGGCAGCTCAAGAAGAGAAGGCCAAGGCGAATCGGCTTGAGCGCTTGGCGGATGAGGGCTACGAGCGGTGGAAGGCGTACACGCAGGTGCGCATCCCGTTCAACACGGATTCACGCTGGTCGCAGAACGTTGCCGGCAAGAGGGGCGTAAGGCGATGAGCACAAGCGCCACTACCGTGTTCTCCGATGTCCTGAACGAGTTTTACCAGTCCGGGTTCAACTACATTCTGGACAACTCGCAAACCCCGCGTGCGAAACGGTGGGTGAATCAAGCCTATCAGGAGCTGTGCGGTCTTGAGAAGTGGCCGTTCCTGCGCACCTCCACCACCGGCACCAGTCCCGTCACCCTCACCGACTACAGCCGCATCTTGTTCGTCAGGGACACGACCACGAACTTCAAGCTCGTGGAAATTGATGAGGACACGCTAACTGACCTTCAGCCGAACCTCACGACCACAGGTACCGCCGGCTGGTATTACGTCAGCTACGCATCCGGCAGCCCCACGGTGAACGCGTTCCCGGTCACCACGAACACCCTACAGGTGGTGTACTACAAGAACCCTGCGCCGCTGGTCAGTGACTCGGACGTACTTGTGGTTCCAGATCAGTGGATTGACATTGTGGTGCTTGGTGCCGCGCGTCGCGGGTACCTCGATGGGGTTGATGCACAGCCAGATTACTATGCGGCAACGAAGCAGGAATGGGTTGATCGCATTGGAACGATGCGGACCCAGCTTTTGCCACGGCCCTCCTACCAGCAGGTTTCTGTTTGGCCTTCCTCCAGCACGGACTGGTAAATGTCGAAGGCTACGCAGTTCTCCAACTTCAGCGGCGGTCTGAACCTGAGAGACAAGGCTGATGTTGTTGGTGAGAGCGAAGCCATTGATCTACTCAATGTGCAGTTCCTTGAGCGTGGTGCGATCAAGCAGCGCGACGGGTACGCGGACCTAACTGGGTCAGCGCTCACGAATGCCGTGGACAGCCTGGACGTGTACTACCAGGCGTCCGGGACAAGGCAGCTTCTCGCAGGGTGTGGCACGAGGCTCGAGGCGATCAACACCTCCGGTTCTGTCGTTGCGTCACAAACGGGTCTTGCTGGGGGACCGTACAGTTTCGCCCGGTTCGCTGCCCCGGGCTCAGAGTTTTCGTATGCGGCGAACGGGTCGGACACCACGCAACGCTGGAACGGGTCGGCGTGGAGCTCGGGTTCTGCCTCCGCGACAGTGAACGGTTCCGCGGCACAGGCGATGCCTAAGGCCGGCTCTGTGTGCGTCACCCCGAACACGAACCGTCTCGTCTCTACTGCGTACGGGACGGGCACTACTTCCGGCCCGGGTGGCACCACCTCGAACCCTTCCCGCGTTCACTTCTCCAACGTCGGCGCACCGGAGACATGGGAGACGGACGGATCGTCTGGTCGTGGAGCGAACTTCGTGGACCTGCACCCGGGTGATGGTGAGCAGGTCATGGCGTGTGTTGCTTGGCGTGACCTTGTGTTCGTGTTCAAGGAAACGAAGTTCTTTGTGTTCTACGGGGAGAGCACCCAAGCTAACGGTACACCCGTTTTCAACTATAGAGCGGTGACGACAGGAGTTGGTCTCGCGGGGAAGCTGGCGTTCGCGGTCGCACGTGAAGGCATTTACTTCATGAGCCGACGTGGGGTGTATGTCACGAACGGCGGTGACCCGGTGCTGGTGTCCGGAAAGATTGATCCGATGTGGCTTGGCGGGGCGGAAGTGTACTTCCAGTCATCGGTCATCAACATGGCGCAGTTGGCTCTGGTGCGGATGACATGGCATGCAGAGCAGATTTATGTGGCGATCCCAACGGGGGCCGCTTCCGCCAATGACCGTGTTCTCGTGTACGACACGGGCCACAAATGGTGGAGCCTGTATGACCTTCCGGCGAGTTCGCTAGCTTCGTTCCGGCGATCTGATCAGTTCGAGTTGCATTTCGGGTACTCGAACGGCACCAAGAAGATCACGCACCTGAGCACCAGTTCCACCACGGACCAGGGTGCGGTCACGATCACTTCACGGTGGCGGTCCGGGTGGGGGGATTACGGCACATCGCTGAACAAGACGATCCGTGACACCAGGCTATGGGGAACCGGTGCGGCCACGGTCAGCTTCAGCCGCGATTGGCTGAACACGTACTCCAACAGTGGCACAGCGTTCTTTGGTAACACGAGTGCTACCTGGCCGAGTTCCGGAACATGGTCTGCATGGATCACTCTTCAGGGTGGCGTGTGGCCCGGTGGCGGACAGGTAACTGATGTGCTGTCACGCAACGGCATTCAGGGAATCACTTTCAGCACACAGTTTTCGAACAACGCAAACAGTCCGACCTGGAGCATTCACCGCGTAGCGCGGACCATCAGATGACCACCTTCTCTTACACCACAGGAAACCCGGCGAACCTTACTGGTGGCGCGTCTGCCAGCATGAACGACATTCAGGGACCGTTCACGGACCTGAGAACGTTTGTGAATGGCGGCAATATTGACTACACCAACCTTGCGTCCACGGTGCAGGTTGATTACAAGATGCTCGAGCGTGGCGGCGGGCAGCTCGGCTCTGGTGCCGCTGCGACCGTGTATCTCTTTGGTCCGACGTTCCCCACGGCGATGACGGTTGGTACTGCCGGCAGCGTGGTTTGTGCGTTCAGGCTTGACCCGGCGGACTTCCCGGCTGGGGCACGGTCCGTGAAGTATAGGGTTCGCGCTCAGCTGGTGGTGAACGCTACCGCTTCGGCTACCACGCACACGGTTGGCCTGTACCCGATCTCGGCGTTTGGCGGCGGTTCCGGAGCGATCCCGAACATCAACACTCTCGGCGCTGTCGTCGCAGGGTCAACGGTGGCGTTGAGCTCGGCGGTGGCTTCGTCCTCCCCGGAGGGCAACAGCGGTGATTTCAGCGCCCCTGCCGCCGGCTACTACTGCCTGGCGGTGAACAGTGGTGGCACGTCAGCGAACTCGCTGATTACGCTCTTGGCTGAGCTTCAGGTTCGCCAAGTCTGAGATGGTTCCATTCTCTGCCCGCGCGCAACAGCCCCGGTGCGACGGCCCCGGCAAGGTACGCGACGACCGCTCGCTTTCCGCCCCAGCGATAGATGAGCGCCAGCACAACGTAGCCCATGACCGGGCACGGTATCACGCATGACCCTCCAGTTGGAACTGGGTGGGATTGAGGATCCGTATGTTCGGCGCGCGTTCGAGCTGGTAGCACAACGGTTCCCGATCGGGTCCGTGGATCTCGTCGATGGGGTTGCGGGAACCACGCTCCCCGCGGCGCCGGTGAACGGCCAGGAATACTATTACGTTGCGGATTCCACGAACGGCGTGGTGTGGCATTTGAAGTACAGGACCACCTCGGCGAAGTGGGAGTACGTGGGTGGCGCCCCGTTGTTCGCTGAAGTTACGGCAGCGGAAACGACGACCTCCACATCGTACACGGCGCTTGCTACTGCCGGCCCGTCGATTGCGGTTCCTGTCGCCGGGGATTACATGGTGGGTACTGGCTGCTACCTGCGAAACAACACGGCGTCAAGCTCAGCACTGATGAGTTACGACATTGGTGGTAGTGGCGCAGTTGACAATGACGCGATTCAGCATGAGTCGGGGTCCGCGAACGCTGGCTCCCACTTGTACCGGACGCGGCGCAAGGCTGGGCTTACCGCTGTGACGTTGACCGCGAAGTACCGTGCAGCTACGTCTGGCACCGCATTGTTTTTGGATCGGTACATGACGCTTACCCCAATCAAAATCGGCTGATGATCTTCGGGTTCCAGGATGACGGCAGGCTCCGTGATCGCGGTGACATGACCGCGCTGGACCAGGGCCGTGCTATTGGCGGTACTGCACTGCGGCTCATCATTTCCCGTGACAAGCTGAAGCGCAGGGGCGGCGGCTATGACTTCAGTGTTTACGACAACATTGTCAACCAGGCACGTCAACGCGGGATCCATACGCAGCTGGTGTTGGATAATCGTTCGGGTGGCGGGATGGGTGACCCGAAGAAGTACGAGCAGTTCGTGAAGCTTGCGGCAGGGCACTTCAAGGGCAGGGTTGGAACGTACTCGTTGATAAACGAGCCGGACAGGAAAATGGCGCCGGAGAAGTACAGGCAGCTGTTCGTGAGGGGACAGAAAGCACTGTACTCGAAGGATAAGCATGCCCATGTTCTGTTCGGTGAGTTTTCCCCGCATGATCCGGTTGGTTATGCGAAGAAGGTGATTGGTAAGCGCGGGTTGAACGCTGCCGGGTTCGCATGGCATCCGTATCAGAAGGGTGATCCTCTGGCACCCGATGCTGCCGCTGTTGCTCGTGGTGAGGTGGGTGGGATTGGCCGGCTGAACACTTTGCAAAGGGAGATTGGGCAGTTGAACTTGAGGACCCGTGCTGGGTCTAGACCCGGCTCCTATCTCACGGAGTTCGGGTATGGGGATCGTGGCTACGTGGGGGGTACGGGGGCTTATGCACCTACCGGTTGGCAACGGGCGCTTCGTAAGGCTAACAACGCTGGTGTGAAAGAGATGGTCGCTTACACAATGACGGGTAGCGATAGCCCCACTTGGGATACTGGCCTGTTGAATCCTGACGGGTCGCCTCGCCCTGCGTATCACGCGATTCAGCGTTCGCGAAAGATGTTCCGTGGCTAAACGTCGGTCGAATCTTCAGGGGGCCGCAAGGTCGCAACTGCTGCCCCGTCCGCCGATCCTTCAGCAGGCGGCTCGTGCACAGTTCGCCCAACCGCACGCTCCCTCACCGCCGACGACCGGGATCCCGTCCACGGGCACGAACACCCCAATCGGTGTCCCCGGCCTTCCCGTCGACCCGATCTTCTCAAATGATCTTGGGTCCGCTCAGCGTACGCATGACAGCACCATTAGTCAGCTGAATGTTCAGCGGGCGAACACAGCGGCGGAGTACGGCTACACCCCCACGTACGACGAGAAGGGCCTCATCCGGTCCCTCGCTGTCGATCCGAATAATCCGTACGCGAAGGCGAATCTTCTCAAGAAGAGCTACACGGAGAACAGGGCCGGCACGTTGAACAACATGGCTTCTCGTGGGCAGCTTTACGCCGGCTCCCTCGGGGTGGCGCAGGGCATCAACGACAGCAACTATCAGCAGGGCAGCAACGCGTTGCAGAACGCGTTCATCAACTTCATTGCGCAGAACCAGGGGCAGATCAACACGACGCACACGAACTACGCGAACGCTCTGGCCGCTGCGGATTCGGAACGTGTGGCTCGAGCGGTCGCGAACGACACCGGCGATTACGGAACCCCGCCGCCCCCAGCTCCTTCACCCTCACCCGCCCGCGCTCCGGTGAAGTCGTCCACTCCATACAAGAAGAAGCCCGGGTCCAAGGGGCTCGGCTACGGATCACGCTAATGGCTAAGCCTGCTAAGAACCTGAAGAAGAAGCTTGCCAACCCTGGTGAGCGCTCCAAGCTGCCCGCCAAGTACCTGACCTCCGCGCAGCGTAAGCAGAGGGAGATGAACGCACGGCTCAATCAGCCGATCGCGAACATCCCCGGAACCCAGCTCGCCTCCCCCGTCACCGAACGGGACCTTGCGCACGAAGCTCAGGCTGCCACCACGGTGAAGTACGGCCCGCAGGAAACCGCTCTCGCTCAGCAGTTGCAGCAGGCGGTGCAGCAGCAGACGAACACGAACTCCTGGTACGACGATTACAAGTCCCGGCTCCAGGGCTACCAGCAACAGGTTGGCGCCTACCAGCAGGGCGCTGTGGACGCCATGACGAGCTTTCAAGGTGCCGTGACGGGGCTCGGGCAGCAGGACCAGTCGTTTGTGCAGGGTCAGCAGGCCGCGATGCCGGCAGGCACAGCACCGGTTGGTGCGAGTGTCGGGCAGGATGCGAACGCTGCGATGGCTGTCCGTCAGGGAATCGTTGGGAACTTGGGGATCGGGCAGGCACAGATCGGTGCGGCGAACAACACGTACGCCTCGAACCTTGCGAACGTCGTCGGTCCGCAGCAGCAGTTGACCGCGCTGGCTGGGAAGCAGGGACAGATCAACACCGTTCAGAAGAACCGGACGGCATTGAAGGGCGAAGAGGGCGCTTACAACCAGCAGTACCGTTCGGACCGCCGTTCGGACGAAACGAAGAACCTCCTGGCCGCTGGTGCTTTGGGCATCAATCAGGCGAACGCTCAGACCAGTGCCGCCAAGGCTCAGGCCAGTGCTCAGAACCAGGCTGCGAGCATTGCCCAGCGTTCACGGGCGGAGAGCAACCGTCACACGATCGCCGAGCAGAACGCCACGACTGCCGCTGAGCGTCTTGCTGAGCAGGAGCGCCACAACCGCGCGGCGGAGAAGATTCAGAAGGAGAAGGCGGCGAAGGGTGGCGCGAAGGGTCCGAGGCTAACCCCGCAGCAGGTGAACACTGGCCTGACGCAGCTCCCGAACCTGAAGGAGTATCTCGCTCGAGCACGCGACGGCAAGGCGTTCGTGGAAGGACATCCGAGGCAGACTCGTTTGGGCCGGCATGGCGCGGTGCAGAAGGTTCGTAACAGCACGAAGAAGCTTACTAGCGACGCTCTCCTCGGCGCCGCTGCTGACGCCGTGTACGACGGCCACATTTCCCCAACTACTCCTCGCCGCCTGAAGGAGGCAGGGTTCGATCCGAACAGGGTTGCGCGTGAGCTCGGCGTGAAGGTTGGCGGTGGAAAGCCCAAGCCTAAGGGCACGAAGCTTCTGAAGAACGTTTTCTAAA